CTTTTTCAATCGATGATGATCTTGAAAGGGAGGTCCTTGAGAAAGCGCTCAGAACATTGAGTGAATCCAAAGCATCTCTTGGTGAGTTTTATTTCGAAAGAGAAAAAACTTACGCCATGATTAAGAAACGTGTTGATGATATTCATAAATGTATACTTTTTCTGAGACGTGGAAACGTCCCAGCAGCAGTAGCAGTTATAAATCAAAAACATCTTCTCGGTCTATGGAAAGATGCATCCAATATATGGCTTGAGGCCGTATATGGATGGATACCTCTGATGTCGGACTGTTTAGGTACTGCTGAGTATTTATTTGATAAGTACTCTGGTATACAGAAACAACACTCGCATCGGGCTTCCAAGATGGTCCTTATTGATAAGACGAATATAAGTGGTAACCAGTTACCTGGTAACTCCTTTTCTCGTACTGTCATTAAGGGCTACAGGAAGTGTTCTGTGGTAATTGATGGTTACGTGAGTAACCCTCTCGCTAGCGATGCTAACAGTCTTGGCTTAGCCAATCCTGTGAATCTCGCGTGGAACCTATTACCCCTTAGCTTTGTGGTTGATTGGTTCGTTAATGTTGATGAGTTCCTTGGTCAGTTTTCACGTGACTTTGGTCTCTCCATTAACAGAATCTCAATTACCCACTCAGCTCAATGGGGTGAGAACTATTACTGCTCTAGGCTTAGAAACGGTCAAACCGGACTATCCTATGGCGGAAAAGGTTCTACACGGGCTCATGTTAAGAAAAGGCGTATCACTACGTCAGTTCCAACATATCCCCCGCGTTTAGGTAACTTTCTCAATAACATCATCACAGTCGGCGAATTTGACCTTAAAAAGTCAATATCTGGCTTGGCTCTCGCCATCCAGAGAATTCGCTAATTCAAATTTCTTCGAAAGGAGACTGTCATGTCTGCAGTTACATATATTTCCCTTGGTACTGCCTATGCTACGGCTAGTACCACAAGTCCATTTGATTGGAAAGTAAACACAGTATCCGCTAACTTAGTGTCTTGGCGTCAGATTAACGATACTTATGCTCAGAATTTTATTCTGACATTAGGTCGTAAAGCTGCCACCGCGAAATCTAAGGTACGGCGAGTATCTGTGAAAATGGTCGTACCCTGTACGCGCGAAATAAACGGTGTTGATACAGTCGTCTTTAGCTTACAAATCAACAGTGAATTGATCATTCCTGTTGACGCGAATAGCGGCGAGATTGATGGGACGATGGCAGCGTATACTAATGCACTGCTATCTTCCACATTCAAGAACGCATATAAAGACGAATTCCCTTTCTAGTAAGTTTTAACTTCTAAATTGGAGTATTAACATGTTTGCTGAGCAACGTAAATGTCGAAATGATTTCGATATCAAGAAATGTGTCAAACTTATCGTAGGTGCCATAGATAGACCTATAGCTCGTGAAATCGAGTCTCTTCTGAACAACGGTTCTACCGTCGCTCACTTGAAACTCGCCTCACTTGCTATAGATCCTCTACAGTACAACTACGATGATCGTTTTCACTTCCGCGATGATTATCTGCTGGCAGAGCTCCTCAGTAAGAATAAATTTCTTAATGTGGATCTTAACCTTGAAGATGTATCTTTTCAGAAGTTTCTTGAAAGCGAACGGCAATGTAAAATAACTAATAACAGAATAGCTTCTTCGTTCGACTCTCTTAACCAACAGAGTAGTCGCGATCTTCAGTTACTTCTAACTGAATGGAATCGTAAAATAACGAAGATTTTACCTTGTTACAGTTTTTTACAGTTTGGCGAGAATATCGCCAAACACGCTAAGTTTGGACCAGGATCTACGACCATAACACACGGCGACGCAACGTCGCCATATGAAAAGGTTCAGGATCTCGGTATTACTTGGTCTGCCTACCCATTTGTGAGTTTACTCACAGAGTATCCGTCATGGATGAAAATCCATCGGGGTAAACCATTATTTATAATGGAGCCGGGTAGCAATCTACTTTTTGTACAAAAAAATGCCAAGACGCACAGAGCAATCTGTGTTGAGCCTAACTTGAACACTTTTTTTCAAGGGGCTGTCGGTCAACTTATAAAAAACTCTTTGGCAAGAGTTGGATATAATATACCGCAGCTTCAAGAAAAACATCGTGTTCTTGCGCAGCGTGCTTCAATCGATGGTTGCTTAGCAACTATTGATTTGAAGGCAGCCAGCGACACCATATCATACAAACTTGTTGAAGCGGTTTTGCCGCCTAACTGGTTTGATATCATGGAATCGCTACGCTGTGGTCTCACATGCTATAAAGGTGAATATATAAAGTTGGAGAAGTTCTCAAGTATGGGAAATTCCTATACATTTGAGCTCGAAACCTTAATATTTTTATCTCTTTGCATGGTTCTATGCGATCGAAAAGGTATATCATATTGTCCCGATACGCTTAGCGTATACGGTGATGACATAATATGCCCATTACAGATCGTAGATGAGTTACAGCATTGGCTACCCATCGTCGGCTTCGAAATGAATATGAAAAAAAGTTTCTTTTCAGGTTTATTTCGGGAAAGCTGCGGTGGGCATTTTTTTGCTGGTGTAGATGTAACACCGATGTATATTCGAGAAGGATCATATCATGGAACAGAACTTATCATTCTGCAAAACAGACTACGTCACCTTGCGCATCGGAGATGCGCTTGGTACGGTTGTGACTCTACACTTAAGCCAGTGTACGACTACGTCGATCGACAAACCACTTATGTTATAATGGGAATCCACCTCGAGGGCCTTATGGGGTTGGAGATGGCCATCAACATAAAAATTGGGATGAAGTTCGACCTAAATCGTTTACTAGCGATGGTTATAGAAGATGGATGTTTACTACAATCCAACAACGTACTAGAAAGTATGAAGCACGGAACAACCGTGCTTTTTACTCTAGCAT